CCAGATATCGCCTAAACCTTTCGACCCGTCAACCAATCCTTGACGAAGCTGGAAACCAAGTTCTATTTGTCGGAACTGTTACCGAAACTGTTACGCTTGGTTCTTCTGGTGAAGGTAATATCACAATTACAGGCCCAGGGATCTACGAGGCAACAGGTGCTTATAATACTATTGCTTCCGCTATAACTTCTGGCGACGTTGTTACCTTGCTTGGTGCGGAAAGTAAAATATTGCAGCCTAACCTTTTCTGGCACAAAGAAGCGTTCTCCATCGGTTCCGTGCCTATCAAAAAGCTAGAATCTACTGACACCATAGCTACAACCGAGGATGGTTTACAGATCAGGGTGTCAATGGGTAGCTCTATTCGTGAGAATAAGCAGATTGTTCGTTTTGATTTACGTCCTGCTTTTGCTGTTCTCAACCCATTCTTTGCCGGTCAAGGCTGGGGTAGATGATTGTAGCTGTATAATCTAAAATCTTCACCCGGCCCCCTTTGTTTACCATGGGGCTAGGGTGACAACCTTATGAGGTGTGAAATGACAAAAGTTTATTGGATCAAGCCAAGCGGTGTAGAGGTCGTAACGAATGATGAAAAAGGCAACATCGAAGCGGCTGTGAATCTTGGGTGGAAACTCAAGTCTGAAGTGGAAAAAGAGAAAGAGTCCAAGGCGACAGCCAAGACGCCGGCCAAAACTACTTCCAAGGCGACAGCCAAGACGCCGGCCAAAACTACTGAATTGTAAAGGTAAGTAGAAGTAAGCAGAAAACACCAAGATGCTCCCATTTGCAGTGGGGGTATCTTTTCACAAAGGTAGATCAATCACCACGGAGATCGCAGAAATGGCAGAAACAGTCAACGACATATTACGGGACGCATTCGAAGATATAGTTGTTTCTGTTGATGAGTCTGCCCTTGAGTCTTCAGATGCCAGGACAGGTATCCGCGCCATAAACAGAATAATGTCAACCTTGGCGGCTAACGGGGCGGCTTTTGGATTCACTAAAGTTGACTCTGTTGACGATGTAATCACCATTCCCGACGGGGTTATAGATTCCCTAATTTCAATTCTAGCATTACGGCTTTGGCCTAAGTACAGATCAGGCGAAGCTACTATCACGATTCAAAGAAACGCCAGAAACGGCCTGAAACAGATGTATAAAACAGGTATCACAATTTCAGCTACTGAATTTCCCAGCACTTTGCCCAGGGGATCGGGTAACAGCTGTTCAAATATTTGCAACTCTGCTTTTTATGATAATCTTGAAAGCACTATATTAAACGAACAAAACGGCTCCATAAGCCTTGAGGACGATACAGAATGACAAATACTCCAAGAGATATGAAAAAGAGCCAGTTTCCCGCGCAATCCACAATTCCAGAAGGGGCCTATTTTGATTGCGTAGTAAACGGAACAAACATAAGAATTTCTGCAACTGATATGATCGCTGCATTTGGGACCGTTGGAACTCTGGTGCAATTAGGAGCGATTACCGGAACCCCTGTATTAAACATATCCGGCACAGTAAACCGCATAAGAAATATTGAGGGTGGCAGTGGTGTTAAAACCTCCTTGTCGCCATCCAACGGCGTCCTGCTTGACCATAACTTCATAGTAGATGAAACCGGCGTTGCAATACTCAAGGACAAAACAGCAGAAAGCCCTACCCTTAGAAGTATTCTTGGTTCTGCAGGGATAAACGTTTCAGTTTCCAACGGCGCAATTCAAATCGCTCTATCTGATGCCCCCGCCAGCACAAAAACAGTAATTGTCAACTCAATAACCGACTTTCCTGCCGCCGTGTCTGGAGTAATCACCTTTGAAGGTGACACGCAGTATTTTATTGCTAACGACATCACCACGGCCAGTAGGTTTGTCTTTGGAGAAGATACGGCATTAACAGGAGCAGAGGGAACCCTAGTAACTCTTGAATATACCGGATCTGGTGTCATGTTTACCGGGCCTGATACAAGCAACCGCATAAGGGAGCTGACTCTTAATTGTCCAAACGGGACGTTATTTGACATAACTGGTTCTTCAGGGAAACTTTTTTCTCTGCTGTATTGTTATATTCCAGAGTGTGACTATATCGGAGATTTTACCAATATTTTTGACCTCCACATGGAAACATGCCATTTTTATGATATAAAATCTGGCGGCATGACTTTCTCGGGAGCTAACGGGCATTTTCTTCTTTCCAGCACTGGCGTATATCAAAATGGCGGCACCTTTCTTGATTTAGGTTCCTCCACTTTTGATTCCATAACTATGTCGAGCATTTTTGGTTATCTCGATACCGGAACAACATTTATTAGCGGTTTAGCCGATTCAGGGAATGTTAATACAGGTGGCGGGGCTCACGTTGCGCACTCTATTATTCCTGGCCCTGGGGCAATGCTTGACACGATAACCACACAGGATGCTTTATGGTCATTTAATCATGTAGGCGGGATAACTGATTCCAGGTCAACCGCATTATCTGTTTGCTCCGGAATGACGGTTACGATAGGTGGCACAAGCACACCTGTTAAGGTGGATTCCAACTGGTCAGACGAGAGGTCGAGCAGGTTTGACATAAACGCGGATGGTACATTCACGTACGAAGGTGGAGGGGATTTTATATCTTTCACTAGTTCACTTACTGTTGATGTTGCCAGCGGAACAAATCTTGATTTAAATTTCTATTTTTACAAAAACGGAGTCAAAATAGATGATTCTGTAATCTCAAGACAAGTTGACGCAGGGTCGCCGGGCAACGTTTCCATGGTGTGGTCAGATGAGTTAGAGCTTGATGATTACCTTGAAATCTGGTGTGAAAACACAAGTTCAACAGCCAATATTATAATTGATCGTGCTATAATGAGGTTCGATTAATGCCTGAACTGGTACTGACAAATGGCCTTTATATGAGAGCTTCTCTTCCGGTGTCGCACCAAATGTGCCAGAATCTTTACGTTAATGAGCCACAGGCACCAGCCTTGTCAAAGAGACAACTATTCGGCACTCCTGGCATAACCTCACTAGGCACTACCGGCGCTACTCTTCAGGCGAACAGAGGATCAAGGACAAAGAACGGGATAGTATATTTTGTCAACGGTGACACGCTTTATGTCCTGCAAAGATCCTTTGACGTTAAAGGGGTCGAAACGCTAGCCGCTGTCTCTCTTGGCACTATTGAAGGTGAAGGTCGCGTCTCAATGGCAGACAATGGCACTCAGCTAATGGTGCTTGTTCCTGGCGGCAAAGGTTATATCTACAATGAGGACGCCGGAACTCCTTTTCAAGAAATAACTGATTCTGATTTTACAGCGAACGGTGCCCCACAGCACTTGGTATTTGTCGATGGTTCTTTTCTGGTAACAACAGACAGCAAGAAATATATAATATCAGACCTGAACGATGGCTTATCATGGAACGCCTTAAATTCTGGGACTGCTGAATCAGACCCAGACGCCATAGTTGCGCCGGTAGTAGCGTCAAATCAAGTCTACTTGACAGGTTCAATAACTACTGAAGGGGTGGAGAATGTTGGCAGTAGTGGCGGGAGTTTCCCTTTCCAAAGAAACAATGTTTTCCTTGATAAAGGATGCTTGGCCCCATTCTCAATTGTAAAAAGCCAATCCACCTTCTTTATGATCGGTGCCGGGAAAGACGAAGGCCCCGCGATATGGAGATTTAACGGTAATGATTTTGAGAAGAAATCAACCACCGCTATAGATTCAATTCTAAACGATTACACCGACGAAGAGTTAAGCGAGTCCTTTGCCATGGCCTATGCCAAAAGTGGGGCCTATTTTCTGTTGTTTTGCTTCCCGGATAGGACTTTGGTGTATAACCAGGTGAACAACTTCTGGCATGAGAGAAAATCAACAATAAATGAAGTCGAAAGAAGATGGCGGGTTAACTCTCTTGTCACCGCATACGGAAGGACAATTGTTTTTGATTCAATAGATGGCAGATTTGGGGAATTAAGGAACGATGTTTACACAGAATATGGTAACAATATAATCCGGCTATTCACTACTCAGCCATTTTCAGGCGCTGGTGAAATATCGGTTGTTAAATATGAGCTTACCATGGAGGCCGGTGTCGGTGATTCAAATACGCCTAATCCGATGGTTTCAATGGCCATATCTACCAATGGCAAAACATTCGGGCCAGAACGATCAAGGCCAATAGGTAAAGTTGGGGAGTTCTTCAAGAGAACAATATGGAGAAAAAACGGACGTTCTCCAAGAAATATTGTTCTCCTCTTCAGACTTTCAGATCCTGTTAAGCCTGTTTTTATTAGATTGGAGTTTGAATAGTGATAACGCCACCGGCAAATAATAAACCAATTGTAAAGAAAGATGGTTTTATGCAGGATACTTTTAGGCGGTTCACTCTTGCAGTTTCAAGGCTTAGTATAATGGAAGGAACCGGTAGCCCAGAGGGAGTGGTAGAAGCCGCCCAAAAACGGCTGTATATGGATTTGGCAGGTACGGCAGGAAATATATTGTATATAAAAAAAGTTGCTGACATT